TTGAAAAACCTTGGTTTGATAGAAACGGTGAATTTGGCTAAAGATGCAGTTCCTAAGGACTCAATTGAACCATTTACGTCAGGCAATCACAATATTAAAACAGGTGGAAATTATTCCAATTTGTCACTAACAAAGGGAGATGGCCGATATATTTTCATAGAAACTACTTCTCATGAAGAAGGCTCTTTTTGTGCAATAGGATATCGTGAGTCTGACTCCTCAAATATAAATGTTGTTCACCTCCCTCGAAAGAGCGGCTATGCTGCAATAGCTAATGAGCATTATTCTAAAGTAGAGTCTGACCGTCGATTTATTCAGTTAAATACGGATACAAAAACATCAGGTTATATATTAGCTAAAGCTGCAAACTATTATAATGATCCTAATTCACGTCATTTGGGCCGCTCGGGATTTTTAAGGCCTAATGGAATTGATAATCTAGGGGCATTAGCAATTCATATAGCTCATCCTGGCGTTGATAGTTCGCAGCACGCTCGCGGGCTTTCTTTCGGGTATGGGGGTTATTCAGAAGCATTTAGCATTTCTACTTACGCTTTCGATGAAAATGGTAACTTCAGGGGGAAACGTAAGATATTAACAGAGGATGATATTCTTGTTGGTATTCCGCTACCGTGGTCTAAGCCAACCGCACCAGTAGGTTATCTTATCTGTAGTGGTCAGCAGTTTGACAAATTTGTGTACCCTAAATTAGGGGAAGCATATCCCTCTGGCACACTCCCTGATTTACGTGGTGAATTTATCCGAGGTTGGGATAATGGGAGAAGTATTGATTCAGGAAGGGAGATATTATCCCATCAGAATTCAACAAAGTTACCTAATCTTTACACCCATGCTGCTTCTGCAAATATAGGAGTATTGGTATCTCCTCCTATTAATCGTTTTTCAAGTAATTATCCATCAGAAATTATGGCTAGTGATTTTGAGGAAACAGAATTCGGGAGCGGAAAATATTTTTCGACTCAATTAAATCCTAGTGGTTCAGTTTCATTATCTACATTTAGAGTACGTCCCCGTAATATCGCATTTAACTACATAGTGAGAGCAGCATAATGACAACACAGAAACAAAAATATTCCCTAGAACCAGAAACCGCAATATTGGGAAATAACGAATTAGCAATCAAGGCTGGTTGGTTGACAATCTACCATGCAGCGCCTTATTCCAGAGAATTTATTGACGCCAGACCAGAATATCTAATGGAAGGAGTGGGACTTCCTGCCAATTCTTATCCAGATGCACCAAAACTTCCAGATTCTGATGATATGGCTGTTTACCGCAGCAAAGATAAAAGTTGTTGGCAAATTGTACCTGATTACCGAGGAAAAATAGTTTATAACACACAAACCCTAGCACAATATGAGATTACTGAGTTAGGTGAACTACCAGAATCTCTGACATTCAAACAACCTGTCACTGATTTTGATAAATGGGATGGAAAACAGTGGGTAACTGACAAATATGCTATAAAGGATAGCCAGATTAAACAGGCAGAGCAGCAGCGGGTAGTACTATTACGACAAGCGAATGAAACAGTTACATTGTTACAACATGCTGTAGATATTGAGTTGGCTTCAGAAAAAGAAAAGCTATTGTTGTTAGATTGGAAAAAGTATTTAGTATTACTGAGTAGGATTGACATTTCATCAGCGCCAGATATTAACTGGCCTGAAAAACCAGAATAAAATAATAACGGCCTGTTTTTCAGGCCGTAGATTTAATACTTACAAACTGACTTGTAGGTATTTATCGTTTCTGAAACTATTTTTTGCATTGAATTTATTGACATATTTTTCTTAGATTATTAATTAATATTGTCATTATGCTGCTCTCACTATGTAATTAAATGTAATGTTACGAGGGCGATTTTCATTCGCAGTTGGCACTACCTTGGATACATCAAAATTAACAATCGTAGCACCACCTGGGTTCCCTGATACTGATTGCTCCAACACAGGAGCACCGAACTGGAATACTCCTTCAGCAGTTTTAGAAAAATTATCTGTAGTAAACCTCCCTGTGATATTTCTAATTGCATCAATTTGAGTGCTTAGTATCTGACGTCCAATGTCAACACCACGCCCGTCATCCCAACCACGGATAAACTCACCGCGTAAATCGGGTAAATTACCGCCAGGATAGACCTTCGCTAATTCCGGAAATAGTGACTTATCAAAGGCTGCACCGTTACATTGCACCCACCCTTCCGGCGGAGTGGTCGTCGGCCAAGGAAGTGGTACACCTACCGGAATTAATTTTTCCAATAAACCAAGGTTTTTCAAAATNANTCAATNCNTGATNANTNCNATAAAAATAGTCTCTTATTGGTATTAACAAGGATCACACATGGCAAAGATTGGCTATATCCGGGTGTCAACAAATGACCAAAACAGTGATTTACAGAGAAATGCGTTGATAAGTATAAATTGTGAGCAGATTTTTGAGGATAAAATCAGTGGAAAAACAGCCAATAGACCGGGTTTAAAAAGGGCTTTAAAACAACTTAAAAAAGGCGATACTTTAGTCGTTTGGAAATTGGATCGACTAGGGCGTAGCGTAAAAAATATGGTCACTTTGATTTCTGACTTAAGTGAACGTGGTGTTCATTTCCAGAGCCTGACTGACAGTATTGATACCAGCACTTCTATGGGGCGATTTTTCTTTCACGTTATGAGTGCATTGGCTGAAATGGAACGGGAATTAATCGTTGAAAGAACAAATGCAGGATTAATAGCCGCTCGTGCCCAGGGGAGAGTTGGTGGTAGACCAGTATCACTTTCATTTGTTGAACAACAACAAGCTGCGAGATTACTGGCGAAAGGCCATACACGGAAACAGTTATCATTAATTTACAACACATCGTTATCCACAATATATAAATATTTTCCAGTAAATAAAACAGATTGTCGATCAACTTAGTATTTTCAGTGCGGCTAGTTAAATGTTTAATTTTGTACTGTGTAATACCCAAGGCTAATGGAAAACGTTGACACTGCTTTACAAAAAACTAACAGATGAAAACAAGTAAGTACTACTGGCAAAAAAAAAAGCTTATTGTATGTGAAATCCACTGCATCAGGGCATTTTTGAACAAAAAATTGCCATTAAGCATAGGATTTACATACTTGAGAATTAATTTATTAACAATGGAAAAGGTTGTCAGCACCTGGAAATCATTAGGCAAACTCGACCAATGAAATTAATTTCATTAATTGCACAGTCAAAAGTTACATCGTGATCACAGACACGAATTTTACCGCCCGGGATTTTTATGATCTTTTTAATGCTATGCATCCCTTCAATATCAATCAACCATAAACCATCCTGAATATCAGGTTCTTCTGCATCCAACAAATACCAAGAGTTGTTGTCATCAATAATGAGAGGTTTTTTAATTTCTCCGGCGATAAGTTCATTATCTAAAATTACAGGGTTTTCAACATTAAGCCTTCCACCTACTAATTTAACGCGCGGGATTGTCGGTGCAATAATATTTTCTAAAGATTCTTTTTCCTTTTCTCCATCAGGGAACATTTCTCCTTGTCCTGTGCTTAGCCATGACAATGAAGCATTAGTTTCAAGATTGCATTGAATAATCCAGTCTGCTGGAAAGCTATCTCTTAAATAACGATTTGCCATTGTACTCTTAGACACACCCAAATGGTCGCTAAGTGCCTGACGTGATTTGAATCCATATGCATGGACAAGACGCTCGATAGCTTGTTTTCCTCCACTATCTGCACCCATTTTTATCTCAGTTATGTTTTTTTTCATTGAAAGTACAGTTTAGTGAGTTTGCCGTCTCCACAAAGCCCTCTGATTAAGAGCTATAGTGATCCCAAATAAATTTATTAGATCCGATAAGGGATATTGCATCATGGGCATCTAAATTTCAATCTATATACTTTGTGAAACTATGTCATTTAAATAAAGAGAAAAAATCTTCTAAGAGATAAAAGAAGAAAAACTTATTAATTACAACGGATTGTGATCAGAAAGAAACCTTTTTAACCATTAATTATTTCAATAAAAACAATAATTAATATATTAACACTATCAAATATAGTTCCCAAAAAAGATGAAAAACCACTTTAAATTTTTCTAATCAAAGTGTACTGTTCTTATATACAGTTATGTTATACGGAGGTAAGTTTGTCAGTGGACTTTCTTATGGAATCAGTAATAGCGCAACGTATTAATTTTATAGCCAGAATGGCAACGAGCTGTGAATGTAATCATGCTGAGGATAAAGAACTTGCTTTAGTTTGGATTGCTGAGTTGTCGACACCACTTGCAAAACAACTTATTAACCACCATGAAACACTTGAAGAATAAATGCGACAGATAAATGATATAAATGTGGAAATTCTGTATGATAAATAATCTAAAGTTTCTAAGTTGATAATGATTGCATTGGAAAATAAGCTGAAAAATAGATTTTTCCTATGAATTCAGCAAATTTTGGAAGATATGATTAATTATTAAATTAGCCACTGAAAAGTGGCTTCTTGCTTCTCATTTGTACTGTTTTCTTAACAATATTGTTTTATTGTTTCTTTCCCACTATTCAGTGCACCATAGCACTTTAACTTAACAATAGACTAAATTAGAGAGGGTATACCTAATGAAAATAATTGCACAGCAGAATGATACTGTTGATGCTTTATGCTGGCGTCATTATGGTCGGACTCAAGGCATGACAGAACAGGTACTATTAGTTAACCCAGGCTTGGCAGAATATGGTATAATTCTACCACATGGTACAGAAGTTGAGATGCCGGAAATTATGACAGCGACAACGAAACCTATTTTGCAACTATGGGATTAAATATATCCATACTAAGTTGACGGTTTTTAAACAGAATTATCATTCTATATCAGCAAATTAAACTTATCTATTCTGGCTAGATAAATAAACGGTTGAAGTGGATTGATTGCAACTGTGGGCATATTGTTTACGTTGTTCAAACAAGAATAACCAGTGATCAAATCAAATTATCTGGAACGTTATACTTAATATAGTCAAGCAGCGCAAATTTGAATTTTTTGAACTATTAGAGTCAAGCTTTAACAAAATAGCACAGATTATATAAAAGCCTTTCTCGATTATGGGAAGGGCTTTTTAATTTATGTTGTTACATTTTCCCTTTTCAAGAAACTTGTTTTGTCTTTCTTACAATTCCTCTTTGATGTTGGCAACTGCCTTTGCTGGCATTCTTTCATACATAAACCCACAACCACCAAATGGCATTTTTCCAAACATGGATACACAACTAACAGAACTTCTGCGTTTATTGCGTAATCTGATCAGAACTGGTGTTGTTACCGAGGTAGATCATGCTCGAGGTATGTGCCGGGTCGCAACAGGCAATCTTGAAACCGATTGGCGGCCTTGGTTGACAATGCGAGCAGGTCATTCCCGTACCTGGTGGGCCCCCAGTGTTAGTGAGCAAGTTTTATTACTATCCGTTGGTGGAGAGCTGACCACCTCCTTTGTATTACCGGCTGTTTATTCCGATCGATTTCTAGCTCCATCAGTTTCTTCCGAAGCTGTCCATATTGCTTTCCCTGATGGGGCCGTAATGGTGTATGAGCCGAAATTCGGTGCCTTAACCGTAAAAGGTATTAAGACCGCTAATGTGCAAGCTGCATATTCCATAACACTTGAGGCAACGAATATAACACTAAAAGCACACGATAAAATCTCAATGTCGGCAAATAACAAAATTGGATTGACATCGCAAAACGAAATCTCAATGTCGGCAAATAACAAAATTGGATTGACATCGCACAACGAAATCTCAATGTCGGCAGATAACAAAATTGGATTGACATCGCACAACGAAATTTCAATGGGAGCAGACATCAAAATTGCACTAAATGCAAAAAAAGAAATGGAATTGAAAGCACCAGAACTGGCTCTGAAAGGAAAAACTAAACTGGAAGGTGATGTTGAAAATACCGGCGGAAAACTCAGCTCTAATGGTGTGACCCTACATTCTCATAAACACACTGGAGTCATGTCCGGCGGTGCGACAACAGGAGGTCCAGTATAATGATGTATCTTGGAATGAACCGACAAACCGGTCGTAGCCTGACAGATTTGGATCATGTACGCCAATCTGTCAGCGACATCTTACTAACCCCAGTTGGTAGTCGTTTAGCACGTCGTACTTATGGCTCTCTGCTACCCGAATTAATTGACTGGCCACAGAACGCGGCTCTGCGCTTGCAAATTATGGCAGCCACCTATACAGCTATCAGCCGCTGGGAACCAAGGATTAATCTGACAGCTATTACCATAACTACCCAGCAAGACGGCAAAATGACGGTAAATATCGCCGGTCATTATCAGCAGTCCGCCGGGGGGTTTTCTCTATCTATCCCTGTGAGGTAAAACAATGCCGACCATTGATCTAAGCCAGTTGCCGCCACCTGATGTAGTCGAGCCACTGGATTATGAAAGCCTGTTGGCTGAACGTAAAGCCAAATTAATATCTCTTTATCCTGAAGAACAACGGGATGCTATTACTCGAACATTGGAATTGGAATCCGAACCTCTGGTTAAGTTACTTGAGGAAAACGCTTACCGAGAATTGATATTGCGCCAGCGGGTTAATGAAGCTGCCCGTGCAGTAATGTTGGCCTATGCAACCAATAGCGATTTAGACCAGTTAGGTGCGAACTATAACGTTACCCGTGCAGTCATGGAGCCTGATAGTACCTTCCGTGATCGCATCCAAAGAGCCTTCGAAGGGCTAAGTGTTGCAGGGCCGATAGGGGCATATGAATATCATGCCCTTAAAGTTAATGAAAGTATTCGTGCTAATAGAAATGAATACAAAGGTGAATATCAAACTGTTACAGATGTTTCCGTCATCAGCCCATCTCCGGCCAATGTAACTGTGACTGTTTTGTCGCGGAAATGGATATGGGAAAAAGATAAAGAAGATGAAGAAGATAAAGAACATAACGGTGTAGCTTCACAAGAGTTACTGAGTAAAGTGATTGCGGCACTTAATGATGAAAATGTCAGGCCCGTTGCTGATCTGGTAAAAGTGCAGTCAGCCCAAATAGTGGAATATCAAATTGATGCTGTGCTTCATCTCTATCCGACACCTGAATCTGAGCCTATCCGTAAATTGGCTCAACAAAATATGGATAAGTACGTGCTAGATCAACATAAGTTGGGGAGAGATATTCGGTTATCTGCCATTTACGCTGCCCTGCATGTCGCAGGAGTACAGCAGGTAGAACTGAGAGCCCCGACGAAGGACATAATTCTGTGTAAAGACCAAGCTCCTTATTGTACGAGCGCGAAACTGGAAATAGGTACAAAAACACACACTGCTGATTGTTCCAAACCAAATCCAGGTTTGATAGTGGGAGGTTCTGATGAATGACCGCCTGTTACCAACAGGTTCTACTGTTTTGGAGTTGGCTGCGGCTAAGGCGTGTTCGCAATTGCAAAATATTCCAGTACCGCTTCGCCAACTCTGGAATCCTGATACTTGCCCTGAGGAGTTATTACCCTATCTGGCGTGGGCATGGTCGGTTGATCGCTGGGACGAAAATTGGTCGGAGAGTACTAAGCGAGAAGTGATAAAAAACTCGCTATTTCTGCACAAACATAAAGGAACCATTGGTGCCGTCCGTCGCGTGGTAGAACCGCTTGGCTATCTCATTCAAATAAAAGAATGGTGGCAGAACAACGAAACACCGGGCACATTCCGGTTGGCGATAGGAGTGCAGGAAAACGGGATCACCGAAGAAACTTTTTTAGAACTGGAGCGGCTAATTTCTGATGCCAAGCCTGTAAGCCGTCATTTGATAGGTTTGTCAATCAATCTGGATGTTAAGGGCGAATTTTATTGCGCTGCAACGAGTTATAGTGGAGATGATCTTACTATTTACCAATATCTTCCTGAAATAATCACAACTAGCGACAATATGCCTTTAGGGGCAGCAATTCATTTGATCGAAACAGATACATTGAGGATTTCACAATGAAATACTTTGCAATTCTAACCAATTTGGGAGCGGCAAAGCTAGCAAATGCTGCTGCTTTGGGGACAAAGGTTGATATTACCTACATGGCTGTTGGTGATGGTGATGGTAAATTACCCTCCCCTGATGTCAATCAGACCAAATTAGTTAATGAAAAACGTCGTGCTGCAATTAATACATTAAGTGTCGACCTGGTAAACACAAACCAAATTATTGCTGAACAAATTATCCCTGAAAGTGAGGGTGGTTGGTGGATGCGTGAAATTGGTCTGCTTGACAGTGAAGGTAACTTGATTGCAGTAGCAAACTGCCCGGAAACCTATAAACCACAATTACAGGAAGGTTCGGGTAGAACACAAACTGTCAGAATGATCTTGATTGTCAGCAATACGGATTCGGTAACGCTGAAAATCGATCCCTCTGTAGTTCTGGCAACTCGTGATTATGTAGATAGTTCCATTCAGAAACATGAAAAAAGCCGCAATCACCCAGATGCCACGTTGACAGAGAAAGGTTTTACAAAACTTAATAGTGCCATTAACAGTAATGATGAAACTACAGCAGCAACACCTAAAGCAGTAAAAGCAGCTTATGATAATGCTAATAGTAAATTGGCAAAAAACCAAAATGGTGCGGATATCCCAGATAAAAATGCTTTTGTGAAAAACCTTGGTTTATTGGAAAAATTAATTCCGGTAGGTGTACCACTTCCTTGGCCGACGGCCACTCCGCCGGAAGGGTGGGTGCAATGCAATGGCGCGGCCTTTGATAAAGCGAAATATCCGGAATTAGCCAAGGCTTATCCTGGTGGTAATTTGCCCGATTTGCGAGGTGAATTTATTCGCGGTTGGGATGACAAACGTGGCGTTGATCCAGATCGTACATTATTGGTATGGCAAGAAGGGTCTTATCTACTACAGGAAATTGGTCAAGTTGATAATGTTGTTAACTTCTCACTCAACGAGCGTACGAAATTACAATGGGATACTCCCCAAAATAAAGATATTCCACTGAGAGCTAGATCTGTCGGTTCAGCAACGACTTGGACTACCAGTGCAGGTTATATGGGGGTATCAAGGCCACGTAACGTAGCGTTTAACTACATTGTAAGGGCAGCATAATGCTCATGTCTGTACTTGAAGAGATCCCAGTAGGAATACCACTTCCTTGGCCGACTGACATACCACCAAATGGGTGGGTGAAATGTAATGGGGCAATCTTTGATAAGTCTCTATATCCGAAATTAGCGGAAACTTATCCCAGTGGTAGATTACCTGATTTACGTGGTGAATTTATCCGTGGTTGGGATGATGGACGTGGGGTAGATATTGGTCGATATCTACTGTCCACTCAATTGGCAGATATTGCTCCACACAGTCACAGGCTTAACCGAATGTGGTCCAACTCAAATGGTGGAATCGATGGTTTAGGTACACCAAGCCGTATTCTCAATAGTGTCTACCAAGGCGTTAACTACGGAATTGATCTGCGCGGACTAGGCATCGCTATCGGAATGGGAGCTGGTGGTTTCGGTTATATGGATAATGCAATTGCTGCTTCAACAGGAATAGAAACACGTCCACGAAACGTGGCATTTAATTACATTGTGAGGATTGCCTGATGAATAAGGCTGTACTGGATAAAAATAATATTGCTACCAGTAGCGGAAGTATCGTTGTGTTTAATTACGATGCGATTACGTTGGAATATTTAAATAGTTCTGATGAGTATCTTTCTATTGGTATCGGTCTTCCTGCTAATTCCTGCACAGACGCGCCACCTGATATCCAAGAGGGGTATGTTGCTTGTCGTTCATCTGATTTGACCGGTTGGCAAATTGTGCCAGAGTATCGAGGAAAAATAGCTTACAGCACACAAACTGGGGAACAGAAAGAAATCATTAAACCCGGTGAATTATCAGAAATACTGACATTTAAACAGCCTGCTACCGATTTTGATAAATGGGATGGTGAAAGATGGGTAACAGACATTGAAGCTCAAAAAGCCAATCAGATTAAACAGGCAGAACAACAACGTGTCACTCTTCGCCAACAGGCTGATGAAGCCATGACTTTATTACAATATGCTATTGAGACTGAGATGGCCTCAGACACAGAAAAAGTATTATTGCTTGCCTGGAAAAAGTATGTGGTATTACTGAGCCGTGTTGATACTTCAATGGCTTCAGATATTGAGTGGCCACAAATACCAGAATAATAAAATTATCAAGACCGGGCGTCATTCTGTCTCCGGTCTTTTTTCAGTTAAGGCTATGTTGGCCTATCGATTTCCGATGCTTTTGAAGTATCAACCTGGTTAAGTATGGCTAGGTATTTTTTCCATTCCAATAAGACCTGGCGCATTAGGTAAACACTTATTGATTACCCTAAAAAGCCAGAGTAGAAAAGGGCCCGCGTTTTTTGAACTGCGGGCTTATATTATTTATACAGGTTGTGCAGGCCACTCAATATCTGGTGCTATAGTGGGATCAATTCGGTTTGCTTGCATTCGGTATTTTTTCCAGGCTTTGAGCTGTTCTATCTCTTCCAGAGTTGCTTCATTTAGATCAACGGCATCCTGTAAGGGAGCAATATTATTGCTGGCGAGGGCTAACAATTCTTCTTTACGTATTTCTGCTTGAATAATTAACTCAGCCTTTGTGTACTCATACGGAACAATAGCGCCATTTATATATTGCCATTTACCAGATATATCACAAGCATCAGGCAGATTACTCATCTTAGCCACACTCATTCCATCTGGGTTAAAAGCTGATGCATCTCCTGAGATAGAAGATTTTTAAAAACTCACCAATCCATGATAATTTCCGAAAAGATAGTCTCATATTGGTACTAAGCAGGGTTACATATGGGAAAGATTGTCTATATTCGGGTGTCAATAAATGACCAGAACTGTGGTTTACAGGGAAATGCGTTGATGTGTATAAATTACAATCTATTTTTGTAGGAAAAATCTGTGAAAAAATAACCAACGAACAGAGCTAAGAACTCATAATAGGAAGAAGCAGGCATTGATTTATAGAGGTTTCCCTTTCCACGATAATAAAGTACTTACAATTAAATTATTAGAAAAAATAATAAATTAACTAACCTGATTTGTATCATCTCCCACACATTTCCCATCGAATGATTTAATAATTCGGATACTTCAACATAGCGGGACACCTTAATAGGAGAACCGCTAATATGGCACAAGAATATCATCACGGCGTCCGTGTAGAGGAAATTAACGAAGGCACACGCACCATCACCACTGTTAGCACCGCTATTGTCGGTATGGTGTGTACGGGTGGTGGTCCTGAAGTAGACAAAACTTTTCCATTAGATACGCCAGTCTTGATTACTGATGTTTCAACTGCCATTGGCAAAGCCGGTACAACCGGTACATTGCCTCAGGCACTTAAAGCTATCGCAGATCAGTCTAAACCTGTCACTGTTGTTGTCCGTGTGGCAGAAGGTGACACGGAAGAGAAAACCACCAGCAACATTATTGGTACTACGACTAATGAAGGTAAGAAAACCGGTATACAGGCATTGTTGGCAGCACAAAGCCAATTAGGTGTGAAACCACGTATTCTGGGCGTTCCTGGGTTGGATACGAAGGCTGTTGCTATTGAGTTAGCGAGTATTGCGCATAAACTGAGAGCAATGGCTTATGCCAGTGCTTATGGTTGTAAGACTATCTCAGAAGTTATCGAATATCGCAAAAACTTCAGTCAACGAGAACTGATGCTGATTTGGCCTGATTTCCTGAGTTGGGATACTGTTTCTAATAAAGAGACTATCGCCTACGCTACTGCTCGTGCACTGGGTTTGCGCGCAAAAATTGATGAAGAAACAGGTTGGCACAAAACACTGTCCAATATCGGCGTCAATGGTGTGACCGGTCTTTCAGCAGACGTATTCTGGGATCTTCAAGAGCCAGCAACAGATTCAGGTCTGCTAAACCAAAATGGTATCACAACACTTATCCGTAAAAATGGCTTCCGTTTCTGGGGTTCCCGTACCTGTGCTGATGACCCATTGTTCCAGTTCGAAAGTTACACTCGTACCGCTCAAGTATTGGCTGACACTATGGCGGAAGCGCATATGTGGGCGATCGATAAACCACTTACTCCTTCACTCGTACGAGACATTATCGAAGGTATTAACGCTAAGTTCCGCGAACTGAAATCTGGGGGTTACATTATTGACGGTCAGTGTTGGTATGACGAAAACGCCAATGATAAAGACACCTTGAAAGCGGGTAAATTGACCCTCGATTACGACTATACACCTGTACCACCACTGGAAAACATGATGTTACGCCAGCGTATTACAGATCGTTACTTGATGGATTTCGCGAAAAGCATAAACGGCTAAGGGGACACAGATGGCATTACCTCGCAAACTTAAATTCCTGAACTTGTTTAATGATGGCAATAGTTATCAGGGAGTAGTGGAAGAACTTACTCTGCCTAAGCTGAGTCGTAAACTGGAAACCTATCGTGGTGGTGGCATGAACGGTAGCGCAACCGTGGACTTAGGCTTGGATGAAGGTGCATTGGACGTTGAATTTACTCTGGGAGGTATGGAAGCTCAACATTATCGGCAATGGGGACTGACCAAAGCAGACGGCGTAATGTTGCGCTTTGCGGGCTCCTGCCAGCGCGATGATACCAGCGATGTGATTGCTGTTGAAATCGTGATGCGTGGCCGTTTCCATGAGTTTGACCACGGTACCTATAAGCAGGGAGATAATACTCAGACCAAGATCAGCGCTAAAAATACCTATTTCAAATTGACATGGGATGGTCAAGTTCTGATCGAAGTGGATACCGTTAACATGGTTGAAGTCGTTGATGGTGAGGATCGCCTGGCAGATCACCGTCGCGCTATGGGTCTTTAATCTAATCGGATAAACAAGGTTGAACCATGACAGAAACACTAATTACTCAAAATGACGAGCAGCGCACAATCGTATTAGAAGAACCGCTTGCACGTGGTAGTAGCAACATCACTGAAGTGGTGGTGCGCAAACCGAACAGTGGCGCGCTGCGTGGTGCTCGGCTACAGGCTTTGCTGGAGATGGATGTGGATTCAATGATATTGGTTTTGCCCCGCGTCACCACACCAGCGCTCACTAAAAGCGACCTGTTGTCAATGACACCCGGCGATCTGATTAATCTCAGTGTTGAGGTGGTCAATTTTTTGTTACCGAAGTCGGCGAAGTCCGGTTTCCAGACCGACTAACCGTAGATGAATTGGTGGCAGATATTGCCACCGTTTTCCACTGGTCTCCGGCAGTGACAGATGAAATGTCACTACCGGAATTACTGGACTGGCGACATCGGGCCATCTTACGAAGTGGTGCAGAAAATGAGTAATACACAGTCACAGCTTAAATGGGTAATACAGTCCGTTAATAAGCTGACCAGCGCCTTGAAATCCGCGCAGCGAAATAATAAAAGGTTGGCGGATTCTATCCGGCAAAATCGTGACGAATTCAAGCGATTAAATCAGACTTATAAAGCAATTAAACCTTATTCTGCTCCTGAATATGCGCAGGAAACTGCGCATACCAGTAACAAAAAGGAAGAAAATCGCAGTGAAGGTCGTTATAGCAAAATCAAAGAGCTTCGTGACCGCGTCAGCCAATATGGTGCTAGTGCAAAATCAGCCGGTAGTAAGATACTGACAACCAGTAAAAACTTTCTGATGCCGGGTTATGATTTTAGTGCTCAAATGTCCAAAATTCAAGCGCAAACTAATATTGAAAAGAATTCTCCTGAATACACCATGTTGCTCAATCAAAGTCGTGAGCTGAGTAAAAGCACTGGGATTCCTGCCAGTCAGATTGCACAGGGACAGAGCCTTTATGCCTCCAAGGGTTATTCTCCTGACCAGATAAAGAATATGATGCCTGGCGCGGTATTAATGTCGCAGGCAAGCGGTACGGATTTTACCGCTGTAGCTGATATTGGTACCGATGTACTGAAAGGGTTTAAATTGCAATCCGAAGAGATGGGGCATGTTAGTGATGTTTTGACGGCAACGTTTATTGGTTCAAAAACAACGTTGGCAGGATTGGGTGACACCATGAAATCTGTCGCTCCAGCGGCCGCTTCTTTGGGGATTGATATTGAAACCGTTGCGGCTGCTACAAGAAAGCTAAGTGATGCCAATATCAAGGGAAATGAAGCTGGAGAGGCTTTGAGCAGTGTACTAAGCCGGTTGGCTGAACCACCTAAAGCTGCTGCTGCTGCATTGAAACAACTCGATATTAAAACTCGTGATGCTAAAGGTAATTTACGGCAATTACCTGATATTCTCGTTGAACTAGATGATAAAACCCGCTCAATGAGCAGTAAACAACGTACGAGTTATTTCACAACAATTGGTGGTGAAAATGCCGCTCCTGCTTTGGATGTGCTGGTAAATCAGGCAGGGCAGGGGGGATTGCAATCTTTTATCGCTGAACTAAAAAATGCTCAAGGTGAATCCCAAAAAGTTGCATCTGCAATGACGAATAGTCTTACCGGTGATATCCAAAAGCTTAATGCTGCCTGGAGTGATCTGGGTGTTCAGATGTTTTCCGGCGCAGAAGGTCCTTTAAGGGGAGTCACTCAGCAAGTGACAAATGTGGTCAATAAAGTCGGTGAGTGGATGGAGGCTAATCCACGCTTGGCTGCAACGCTTGCGACTATTACGATGGTAATCGGAGGGGTGTTAACTGTTTTTGGCGCATTGGCTCAGGCGATCGCTTCAATATTACTTCCGTTAGCTGTGGCGAAATATAGTCTTACTCTCTTTGGTAGTGCTGGTGTGAGAGCCCTCGGATTTGTGGGCAATGCTCTGAAAATGTTGGGTAGCACCATGATGATCGTCGGTCGTCTGATGATGGCTAACCCAATCCTCGCCATTATTGGTGTAATTGCTATGGCTGCTGTTTATATTTGGCAAAACTGGGAAACATTGGGACCGAAATTTTCTCAGCTTTGGGAAAATATTAAAATTAGCCTAAGTGAGAAATGGGAGTCTATTAAACAGAGTGTCCTGCAAACTTGGGAAAACATTAAAAATAGTATAAGTAATGCCTGGGAATTAGTTAAGCAGAACACATTGGATATTTGGGAAAATATTAAAATATCGATTTCGGATAAATGGAATGAAATTATTGCCGGCATAATGAGTCTGCCCGATAAATTTAAAGAGTTCGGAACAGCGATAGTTAATAGTTTGCTAGATGGGATTAATGAAAAGTGGGAAGCCCTGAAAAAGAAATTGACTTCATTGTCTGAGTATCTCCCTGACTGGATGCGGTCGAAGGAAGATATTTCAAAAGATGCCAGTAATAATGTGAATCCTAATGTCAGTTCGGTTCTGCCCAAACATGACAAAGGGGGCATTATTCCGTCTGGACGATTTGGCATTGTTGGTGAATATGGACCAGAGATTGTCACTGGACCTGTCAATGTTATTAGCAGACGACAGACTGCTAAACTTGCTGCGGCTGCTGCATTTTCTTTAAGCGTAATGGCGCCTTCTACCGTAGCCAGAACAGCACCGTTGCATACTCAGAGCTTGCCAGTTCATGCTTATCCGCAGATTCAGGAAAAGAAAGCGGACAAACGTCAGATAGTAGAGTACCGCAGTGAATCACCGGTTTATCACATAAATATCTATGGTGCACCGGGGCAGTCTGCGCAGGATATTGCCGCTGCGGTTAGGCGCGAATTGGATGATCGGGAGCGTAAACAGCAGGCTCGTTTACGTAGTTCATTCTCTGATAGAGGAGAATTCTAATTATGATGGCTGCACTGGGTTTATTTGTTTTTATGTTGAAAACCACACCATACCAGAGTATGCAACATCAGCAGTCATGGCGACATGCTTTTAACAGCCGTATCGGGATGCGGCCTGCCTGGCAATTTCTGGGGCCGGATAACGACACAATGACACTTTCCGGTTCGTTATATCCAGAAATTACCGGTGGTCGTTTATCATTGACGGTACTACAAGTGATGGCTGATAGCGGTAAGGCTTGGTCCTTTATAGATGGCAGTGGCACGGTTTACGGTATGTTTGTCATTGAGAGTATCGACCAGACAAAAACTGAATTTATGTCGAATGGTTCTGCCCGCAAAATTGATTTCACGTTGACATTGCGGCGAGTGGATAGTTCTCTAAGTGAAATGTTTGGTGATCTTCAGGAACAATTCTCTATGCTTACAGACAATTTGTCAGATAGAGTCAGAGAGGTATTGCCATGACGTCTGAATTTGGCAGAGGTTCCGAAAAAGGCAGTGCACCGGCATTTCTTTTGGAAATTGATAATAAAGATATCAGCGGGCGCATTCAATCGCGCCTGATATCACTAACAATGACAGATAATCGTGGTTTTGAAGCCGACCAGCTTGATATTGAACTGGATGATGCAGATGGAAGTTTGGTGCTACCTTCCAGAGGTAATGTGATTTCATTGGCATTGGGATGGCGTGATCAACCACTGATTAGTAAAGGCCGTTTTACTGTAGATGAAATTGGCCACAGTGGAGCACCGGACAAATTAACGATTCGTGCCCGTAGTGCTGATTTCCGTGAATCTCTCAATATGAGACGTGAAGAGTCTTATCATGAGAAAACGATAGGTGATATTGTCCATACTATTGCGGCTAGAAATAACCTTACCGCCGATTTGCATCAAGATATTGCGAAGATATTTATTAGCCATATTGATCAGACGAATGAGTCAGATGGTAGTTTTCTTACGCGTTTGGCAAGGCAAGAAGGGGCAATTGCTTCAGTAAAAAATAGTAAGTTGATATTTATTCGGCAAGGACAGAATAAAACAGCCAGTGGTGCGGTTATCCCTGAATTAGTGATTACACGTCGGTCAGGTGACAATCACAATTTTACCCTATCTGACCGAGAAGCTTATACCGGCGTGATAGCAAACTGGTTGGATGTCCGTAAACCGGAGAAAAAACATACCTTAACCGTTGAGCGAAAAGGTCAGAAGAATGCTGATAAATTAACATCTTATTTAGTGGGTAGCAAAGATAACGTATTGGAACTTTCCCGTACTTATGCTGATGAAGCCAGTGCTAAACGTGCTGCCAAGGTTACCTGGGAGAAAATACAACGTGGGGCAGCGACGTTTTCGATTCAACTGGCTCAGGGGCGTGCAGATCTCTACCCTGAAATACCAATCAAAGTTACCGGCTTTAAACCAGAAATAGATGCCGCCGAATGGACATTAACGACAGTTACTCACATGGTGAATGGATCTGGTGGTGGTTTTACAACAGCACTGACTCTGGAATTAAAAATTGATGATCTCGACATGAAATAATTGTTCTTTAAGTGAGATCACATTGCTATATTGTTCACATAGTGAGAGCTCATGTTTTAGTTAAAGGTAAAAAATATGATCAAGTGTCCTCTTTGTGGTAAAGCTGCTCATGCACGTAGCAGCTTTGAGCATTCCTGCCATACAAAAGAACGTTATAATCAATGTCAAAATATCAATTGTGGTGCAACTTTCGTCAGCCATGAAACGTTTGTCCGCTTTATTTCCAAACCTGGTGAAGTAATAAGCGTTAAGCCGCATCCCAAAGAAAAAACTAAAACTCAATTGAATATGACTTGAAAATTAAAAGTTAATTGTAAATATTTGCCACCAAACAGGTGGCTTTTTACTCGGATGCTTGATTTGTTATATATCTTGCTGCTAGCTACGTTGCTAAATATCTTGTGAATTAGTTAATAAATTCACTTGCGTCCCTGGTCATATTTTGTCAGTTTTGGTGTAATCAGAATCACTGATCAACACTCACTAAAATAGGACAATAATGATGAAAAGTGTGGGCTTTATCGGCTGGCGCGGTATGGTCGGCTCAGTATTAATGCAGCGTATGATTGAAGAGCGGGATTTTGATGTTATTCGTCCGGTATTCTTCACGACATCACAACACGGACAGCCCGCACCTGATTTTACTGGTCAGCAAGGTACGTTACAGAATGCTTTCGATATTGAAGCTCTTGGTGCTTTGGATATTATTATTAGCTGTCAGGGGGGAGATTATACTAATGAGATTTATCCAAAGTTAAGAGCAACAGGTTGGCAGGGATATTGGATTGATGCGGCGTCAGCACTGCGTATGAATGATGATTCTATCATTATTCTTGATCCAGTTAACCATGTGCATATTCAGCAAGGTCTTAATGAAGGTATAAAAACTTTTGTTGGTGGTAATTGTACTGTTAGCCTAATGTTAATGTCTTTGGGCGGTTTGTTTGCCAATGATTTGGTTGAATGGGCTTCTGCTGCAACTTATCAGGCAGCTTCTGGTGCGGGCGCTCGTCATATGCGTGAACTTCTGGTTCAAATGGGAGCTCTACATACTCAGGTAGCAAAAGAGCTGCAAGATCCGGCATCGGCTATTCTAGATATTGAAAGAAAAGTAACGGATTTTACCCGTAGTGGAGTTATGTCAACTGAGCAATTTGGCGTGCCGTTGGCAGGTAGTTTGATCCCGTGGATTGATAAACAACTTGATAACGGCCAAAGTCGTGAAGAGTGGAAAGGTCAAGCAGAAACCAACAAAATCCTGAATACTGGTAATAATATCATTACTGTAGATGGTTTGTGTGTCCGTATTGGGGCGTTGCGTTGCCACAGCCAGGCATTTACTTTGAAATTGAAAAAAGATATTCCGATTCCTGAAATTGAGCAATTACTGGCTGCGCATAATGATTGGGTTCGTGTTATTCCAAATGATCGCGAATTGAGTATGCATGAATTAACTCCGGCAGCGGTAACAGGCATGTTGAATACTCCTGTGGGGCGTTTACGTAAGCTGAATATGGGCCCAGAGTATTTGTCGGCTTTTACAGTAGGTGACCAATTGTTGTGGGGAGCAGCAGAGCCTCTGCGTCGTATGCTACGTATTCTGGCTTAATCATTTTAATCTATTTATTTATGTAAAAATCCACTCGTTATTCGGGTGGATTTCTCTATATGGCATTTGATGGTTCTGTTGATTGTTTCTTTATTGGTTTATTTTTGTTATATTACATAAATTATATTTGTGATTTTTATCTACCTAGTAGGGGGTTTTTAACCATAGCCCCCATTTGTTCCCTCGCTCCCTCCTAGCCCTTGTTACGTCTGGCTTTAAGAAGAAACTCTCATATAACCAATAAGCATGTACGGAAAACCTATAACCTATAATTTAATATTTTCGTATGGTATAACATACCGACAGGGTTTTTCGTATATTTTTTTAACCCTAAATAGATATATTTCCCTTTGTCGATCTTGGTTGTCGAAAAACCACTGTTTTCCGACAGTTTTTAAGTCTAATTTTCACTGATATGGAACTCTCAGATGGCATCTTCGCGTTTATCCATTCTTACCGATGAAGAAATTCATTCCCTTTATGAAATCCCTGATATTAATGACGAAGAAAGAGAATTTTTGTTTGAGTTAGACGGACGCTGAAGACATAAAATACCTTGACTCAATAAAAAGTATATCTCAGAAAATTAATTACATACTTCAATGAGGATACGACAAAGCGACCAATTAGAGAAAGAAGCCAAATCACTAGTCAAACGCCACGCTTTACCTAAATTTATCCTTCAAGAGCTATTAGATTACTGTTTAAATAACAATCTATTACGTCCAGCTTACTCAACAATGCAGAACATTGTTTCTTGCGCACTTCGCCAAGAACAACAGAGATTAAATAATAAGTTTTATGCCAAAATCGAACCGACGATTCGAAGCCAATTAGATAACCTTTTGAATATGGATGATTTATTTTATAAATTAACGCTGATAAAAAAGGATCAGAAAGATTTCCATAAGCCAAATTTAAACCGTGATTTCTATCGCTGGGAATGGTATGGACAGCAATCTCTTGTTATCAAAAGAAATCTTCGACCAATATTCAAAATATTAGAATTCACCTGTACAAATATTGAATTACGAAGTGCGGTGACATTTTTTAAACGTTATCTCCTTGAAGGTGGTGTTAATTTTCACTCTATCTCTATGGACGATATTCCTTTTGACTTTTTTCCAAAAGCACAACGTCATCACCTATTTTATAAAATAAAATCAATAGATGGTAAACAAATCAAATCAATTGATTCAGGCCGTTACGAATTTATGCTGTATTTTTACCTGATGAAAGGCATTGAAAATGGTACTGTATTTATTCGAGATAGCAATAATTTTAGGTCACTGGAAGATGAGTTAATTAATGCTGAGGTATGGAAAAGAGATAAAGAAAAAATTCTTTCACAGTTAAATATGCCATTGTTAAAACACGATATCGCTAATTTATTGGAGATAGTAGAAATATCCTTAGAAAATAAATACCATGCCGTGAATACCCGTATCCAGCATGAGTGATCTTATGCGTTTTGTTGCCGAAGAAACACGTTATATCAAATCTTTTACTCATATTCAGCCTCGTCACGCAAAAACAGAACCAAGAGGCGCTTCATGTGGTCATAGTTGCAAGTGCTACAGGTATAGAACCGGCTAAAATGCAAGAAATCAGCGATGTTGAAGCTAACAATTTCGAAAATATGCAGAACAATTTTATCCGAAAGCAAACACTCAGCCACGCAAGTGATCTGATTATTAACGAAATGAAAAAACTCCCTATTTTCAGTAAATATAATCTTGCAGACTATGGAGTTCATGCCAGTGTTGATGGACAAAAATTCGGTACAAAATACAGTACAATAAAATCTCGGTATTCAAAAAAGTATTTTGGATTATTAAAAGGGGTCATTTTATATTCTCTTAATGCAAATCATCTGCCTCTCTGTCTTAAAGTGATTGGAGCTCATGAACATGAATCACATTATCTTTTAGATATCATTGAAAGTAATCAGTCCGACGTTGAAATAGCTTCCATTTCCGGTGATATGCACAGCATTAATCGGGTGAACTTTGCATTACTCCATTTATTTGGATACCGTTTTATGCCGAGATTTAAACAGCTAAACAATAAAGCCAATAATAACTTAGTGGGATTTCAGGAGCCCAAAAAATACGCTAAATATGTGATAAAACCGAGTGATAAAGCAGATATTGGGTTGATTATTAATGAATGGGATAATGTTTTAAGGATCTTAGCCTCCTTAGCATTAAAACAAACAACACAAAGCAAAATTGTTCGTAAGTTATCGGTTTATAAAAAGAATCCTACATTGAAAGCACTGATGGAATTTGATCGGATCATCATGAATGATTATATATTAGACTATATAGATTCGAAGGAAATACGTGAAATTGTGCAGTCCGGCCTTTGTCGTGGTGAATCTTACCATCAATTAACATCAGCAATAGCAAAGATTAGTGGCGGTAAGGTGTTAAATGGAAAAGATGAAATAGACTTGGGTATCAATGCAGAATCCATTCGCCTTATTGCAACAATAGTTATTTTTTATAATGCACAGTTGCTATGTCGACTATATGAGTATTTTTTAAAGAAAGATCAGCAAAAAGCGAAAGCGATAGTTCAAATGTCCCCCGTTGCTTGGCGGCATTTAAGCTTCTTAGGAAAATATGAATTTTGCAACAAAGATAAAAGCATTAATATTCAAAAAGTTATTGAATTACTATTGATGAGTGCAGAAAACGATATTTGCCTTGAAAACCTGTCGTAG